TTCAAAGGCACCGGCTCTGTTGCAATCACCGGCACGAGCCTTGTGTTCTACACGGGGTCGTCCACGCTTGCTGGCACGGGTGCGTCAAATCGTGTGTCCGCTTGCTTCTTTGCGGCACAAGGCACGCTGACGTTCACTGTCACCGGCACGGTTACAGAAGCTCAGCTAGAGCGCGTCACCTACCAGACCGCACCCTCTGCCTACATCCCCACGACCTCCGCTGCGGTGTATCAGCCCAGATACGACTACGACCCGCGAACCTATTTTGGCTTCACGGCGACCATCACGAACGCAACGCCGAACTCCACGTTTGTCGTCCCCACGACCTTTGGCGATGGCTCTGCGGCTTCTGCGACTGACAGCTACTATGTTGGCCAGACCGCGCTCATTAATGGCGTCAGCTACCCTGTGACGGCTTATGTCGCTTCTACACGCACAGCGACAATCCTTGGCCTCCCTGCGTCCGGCTCGCAGAGCATCCTCCTTGGCAATCCTGAGTGGCAGAAGCCACGCGGGTTGCTGATTGAGGAGCAGAGGGCGAACCTGCTGACGTATAGCGAGCAGTTTAATAACGCAGTTTGGACAGCTACGCGGGCTTCTGTAACGCCAAACGACATAGCCGCCCCCGATGGAACAACAACTGCCGACAGACTTGTAGAAAGTTTGGCTAGCGGAACTCATTTGCTGTCTTTAACTTCTGTCGTAACTGTAAGTGCAACAACGTCATATGCGTATTCTGTCTACTTGAAAGCAGCAGGCCGAACTTTTGCAGTTGTAAGATTTACAGCTGGTGGGAACGCTTTTGCCGCTGAAGTAAACCTATCTACAGGGTCAATCTCTGCTGTATCGGGTGAAACTCCATCGTCGTTTGTGGCGCAGAATGTCGGCAATGGATGGTATCGAGTTTTAATTACCGGCACGTCAGGGGCTACAACTTCCGGAGATGTTAATGTTCGTCTCTGTAGTTCTAGCGGAGTAACATCTTACACGGGCGATGGCGTTTCTGGCGTCTTTGTCTGGGGCGCACAGCTCGAAGCAGGCTCCTTCGCCACCTCCTACATCCCCACGACGACCGCCAGCGCCACCCGTGCGGCTGATGTCGCGCAGTTGACGGGGAGCGCGCTGACGACGTTGCAGGGGAGTGCTTCTACGTCCATTGTCGAATATCAGACCGTGGGCGCAGGCGCTTCGTCGCCAAGGCTAATCGGTTCTGGCCCGAACGGGTGGACCTCTCTGTATATGTCAAGCGACACAGGCATCGGCACCTACAATGGCGCGGCGTCTCTGACAAAGAACCTTGGGACCAGTCAGACGGCGGTTACGAGGTCTGCTTCAACCGGTGACGCATCTGGGCGCTCAATAACCGGCAATAACTTGGCCGTCACTTCGGACACGAACGCATATCGCTCCGTCGCAGTCAATTCTGCGTATATCGGCAACGATAATGGCTCAGCGTCGTTTGCGAGCATGTGGGTCAGGAAAGTCGCCATCTACAACACCAGATTGCCTGACGCCATCCTCAAGCAGAAATCAACTGTAGGAGCCCCCTACTGATGACCGATATTATCTTCAACTCGCACGACTACGAGACGCTGCTGGCAGACGCCGAGCGCCTTGGCTTCACACAGACGGATGCCGAGGGCAACGTCACCATCATCACGAACGGCTCGCTGGGCGGAACCGGCGGCTGGTTTCTTAATATCGTCGGCACGGTCTACGAGCCGGTGACACCGCCTTCGAACCCGGAAGACCCGTGGCCCGCGCCTGTCCCGCGTGAGGGCTACTTTGGCCGCTTACGTCTCAACGGCGACACCAGCGGCGTGCCTCCCTTCGACCCGTCCATCACGCAGTATGTCTATAACGCCGAGCTAGGCGGCTGGACGGATGACGGCGTGACGGTTGCGCCTGACTGGGTTGGGCAAATTGGGATGATTGCGTAATGGCTGGACTTACTCTGCTCCGCGTCGTCAGTAACGAACAGCTTGATAGGGCTGAACGTGAACGCATGGATCGCGAGCTTCAGGCGCGGCAGCAAAGTTCAGTCATGCTGGGCATCTCGGCATATCTTAAAGAGTGCTGGGATGCCGCACGTATCGCACGTGAGCCGATAAATGACATCATGCTTAAAGCCATGCGCCAGCGCAATGGGGAGTATGAAGCGGATAAGCTGGATGGAATCCGCAGGCAGGGTGGGTCCGAAGTCTATATGATGCTGACGGAAGTCAAATGCCGTGCGGCTGAAAGTTGGCTTCGTGATATCCTGTTGGATACGGGTACCCCTCCGTGGGATATGGCTCCTACACCCATTCCGGACCTATCGCCCGATGATACTGCGGAGCTTCAGGAAGCCTTCGCAGAACAGGTTGTTGAGATCATCCAGAGTACAGGTATGGCTCCGACAAAATCGGAGATGCTGGAGCTTAAGGAAGTCGTTTCGCAGGAACTCAGGTTCCGCACGCTTCAGGCAGCACAAATGCGTGTTGACAAAATGAAGATTAAGATCGACGATCAGTTTATCCAAGGTGGCTGGCCGGAGGCGTTCAATGAGTTTATTACTGATCTGGTTACTTTTCCTTGCGCTTTCATTAAAGGTCCAATCGTACGTCGTCAGCGCCATCTATCGTGGGCAAAGAGCCCGGATGGGCGTACTATCGTCGAAGCAGGTGAAAGACTTGCTCCGGAGTTTGAACGGGTAAGCCCGTTTAATATCTATCCTGAGCCGGGGATTACCCGGATCAATGACGGCTATTTGTTTGAGCACCACAAACTCAGCCGCATGTCTCTGGCTGATCTGATCGGTGTACCCGGATATGATGATCAGGCGATTCGTAAGGTCCTTGAAGAGGGACCCGGTCAGACTTGGGTGACTGAAACGGTCGAGACCGAGCGCGAGGAAGAAGAACGTAAGTTCTATACCGAGATGCGCCCGACTGATATGTTCGATGCGCTTGAGTTCTGGGGCAAAATCAGCGGTAAAATGCTCCGTGAATGGGGTATGACCGAGGAAGAAGTGCCTGATGAGGCTCGTGAATACGACGCAAATGTCTGGCTAGTGGGGAACTATGTCCTCAAAGCGGTGCTAAACTATGATCCGCTAGGTGAAAAACCCTACGCCAAGACCTCTTTTATCAAGACTCCGGGGTCTTTCTGGGGCCGTGGCATCCCTGAGATCATCGAAGACCTTCAGAATATCTGTAATGCAGCGGCGAGAGCCCTTGTGAACAACATGAGCATCGCTTCCGGACCTCAAGTTGAGGTGAATCTGGAGCGAATCCCGCCAAATGAAGACATTACGCAGCTTCATCCTTGGAAAATTTGGCAAGTTCTCAATGATCCACTGGGTTCGTCGGCTCCTGCAGTACGTTTCAACCAGCCAAACGATAATGCTAACACTCTTATGGCTGTCTATGAGCGTTTTAGTCGCCTTGCCGACGATCATTCGGGCATTCCATCGTATATTTACGGGGATGTAGACGTTAAAGGCGCTGGTCGGACCGCATCTGGCCTGTCCATGCTCATGGGATCAGCCGGAAAAGGCATACGTCAGGTGGTTATGCACATCGATAACGACGTTATCATGCCAGTTGTCGAGCGCCAGTTCGTATACAATATGAGATACGACCCCGACGAGTCGATCAAGGGCGATGCGCAGGTTATTCCACGCGGTGCTGTCAATCTGGCGGTTAAAGAGACGGTTAACATGCGTCGTGTTGAGTTTCTCAACGCTACCGCCAACGAAATGGACATGGGGATCATTGGTCCGGATGGCCGCGCGGCGATTCTTCGTGAGATCGCCAAGGGTCTGCAGATGCCGGTCGACGAGATCGTGCCGTCTCGGGACAAACTCTCCTATACGACGCGGGTTAAGGCGGCTCAGCAGGCGCAGGCTCCGCAGCAGCCGCAAGGCGTTACACTCGATCAGGCAGGGAACCCTGCCGGTGGTATGCAGGCGGCTGTCGCCCGCCCGCAGGGAGGCTAAATGGTACGTCCACCTCTCGAGGTACTTCAACAGTGGGGCACTATCGCCCGTCAGCATCCAGCCGTCGTCCAGTGGGTGAGCGATTGGTATAGGCGGGAACTAGAGCAGCTTCCATACGTTGGAGGATCGACATCTTTGGCGCAGGGGCGGTGCCAAGTGTTGACAGAAATGAATAAACTGTTACAAGATGCCCCTGATTTGGCAGCAGAATCTCGGAAGAGATAGCCCGCCACTTAACCACGCACACCGAGAGGAGCGTTCTAATGGCCATACCCGAGCAGATTCGTCGTCAGTCTGAGGCTATTGCGAAGCACTATTCGCAGGCCGATACCCAGTCCGAAACCGTAGAAGACACTGTCGCTACGGCTGAGGAAGGTGTTGGTGCGTCTGGTTCTGAGCAGGCCGACAGTGTCGAGAATACTGCACCTGAGTCCGCGTCTAACGAGCAAAGGCGTCCGGACACCAAGGAAGAAGAGACTTTCGAGAAGCGGTACAAGACGCTTCAAGGTATGTACAATGCTGATACAACCCGGCTTCGGGCTGAGAATCAGCAGATAAATCAGCGTGTTACACAGCTAGAACAGCTTTTGGCGTCTCTGTCTGAACCGGCTGCAAAGCCGCAACATGCAGCTACGAAACTTGTGACCGAGAAAGATATCGAAGAGTATGGTGATTCCATTGATGTCATGCGTCGCGTGACGGAGGAGTCATTGTCGGCTCGCGATAACCGCATTGCCGAACTGGAGCAGATGATTCGTCAGATGCAGACCAGTGTTATTCCTCGTGTCGAACAGGTCGCACATAAACAGGCTGTCTCGGCTGAGCAAATGTTCTGGTCAGAACTGTCTGCGGCTGTCCCCAACTGGAAAGACATCAACGCAGATCAGAACTTTCTGGACTGGCTCATGGAAGTGGACCCGCTGACGGGCATGTCCCGGCAGACATATCTGGAAGACGCTCAGCGCAATCTTGATACGCGCCGTGTCGTTAATTTCTTCAATGCTTGGCAGGGTAACGTAGGCCACTCTGTTGCTCAATCACCTCGGGACGCAGTAGCGTCTGAACTCGATAGACAGGTCGCGCCGGGGCGCAGCCGTGGAGGCGGCGCTCCAGCGAAGGATCAGTCCAAAACCTATGCGCCAAAGGACATTCAGAAGTTCTTTGATGACGTACGTAAGGGTGTTTATCGGGGGAAGGAAGCTGAGCGCGACCGAATCGAACGCGATATCTTCGCTGCACA